ATATATTTGTAACATTTAAAGACGGACAAATAGGATTTTCAAGAGGAGTACGAACAATTAAAAATCCAATGTCAGTTCAAGCTATACAAGACAAATTTGCTGGAAGAGGGGCTGTATCTAGAGCATTTGGATTATCTGCAGAAGATTTAGCAGAAGCGTTTAGTCGTGTAGATCAAAAAAGATTAAATAGTATTTTTAAAAATGGACGTGTATTTGCTAACATGGAAATTATATATCCAGATACAAAAAATGTTATACCTTATGAAATAGCAGTACTTCAATTTCATAATTTAGTTGAATATGATGAAAATGGTACTAATGCCATTCAAGTAACAGGTGCTAACTGGACTTACCAAACTCAAGTAAACATTACTGGTGATAATGGTTTAGAAGTTGGTAACATTGGTATTTCTTCTAATGTTATTGCAACCAGAGCAGGTGGTGGTAATGAACTTTTTATTGATCCATATCCAGATGGACTGAGCAATGAAGGTAAGGTTATCATCAAAGGTGACCTTCAAGTTGACGGTACTACAACAACTGTCAACTCAACAACATCAACATTAAATGATGCAATCTTCCACCTAGGTGATGTAACCAGCACCAGAACGGTGATGGCAGAGCATACTAGCGGAACTAATGTAATTACTTTAGATTCCGTTGTTGGCATCAACACTGGTGACATCATTGCTCACGGAAGCATTCCTTCAAATACTTCAGTTACTGCATATAATACAGGAACTAAAGTTGTTACGATGTCAGCAAACTCAACTGCTGGTATAACTACAACTTCACAGGTTACTATCACCCACGCATATGATAGTAACACTGATAGAGGTATTTCTTTCTCCTACAACACAAGTAGTGGAACTGCAAATAACAAAGATGGTTTCTTTGGTTTTGATGATAGTTCTATTGCTGATAGTGCTGCTGATGCAGACAACCACGGCACTCACGCTGATGATAGCAGAAGATGGACCTATGTCCCTGATGCAACTATTTCAAATAGTTTGGTAACAGGAACCAAAGGTTTCCTGGATATCAAAGGTATCTATTATCAATCTGGCGACTTTGCAACTGGTGGTGTTGTATTCTTCGATGACACTGGTCTTCAAAGATCAACCAATGCTGTTGCATCTCCAGTAATCACCTCTAAGCAGATTCTAACTGCTATCACTAAGAATACTTTAACTCTTGGTGCAAATATAACTGCAGCAACTGGTGACATCATCAGACAAGATAGTACCGGTGCATATGGTGTTGTTGAATCTGGTGTTACCAATAGCAGCACTGTTAACTTGATTGGTGTTGAGGGAATATTTAATACTTCTAATAACTTGAGAAAGGAAGGTTCTGCAGGATCTGTTGCTAATCTTGCTTCAGTTCCTAGTGCAGTTGCTGTAATATATACTAATAAGCCCCACTGGACTTCAACAATGGATGGGGGTACATTCTGAGGTAATTAATGGAAAATCAAAGTGAAGTGGATGTTAATGTTCTCATTAAAATATATAATTCTAAATTAGCAGCAGTATCAAACCAAAATGTTCTTCTTGAGGCAAAGTTAGCAACTATGTCTCAAGATTTTCAAGAACAAATGGATGCTTTGCTTCAAGAAAATGCAGACCTCAAGGCACAATTAGAAGGTTAATATGGCAAAACCATCAACTAGGCAAGGACTAATCGATTATTGCTTGCGTCAACTTGGTGCTCCAGTGTTGGAAATCAACGTGGATGATGATCAGATTGACGATCTAGTTGATGATGCGATTCAATACTTCAATGAACGTCATTTTGATGGCGTTGAAAAGATGTATCTCAAATATGAGATAACTCAAGATGACATTGATAGAGGAACTGCCGCTTCTTCTGCAGGATCAAATACAACAGATCCAAAAGCGGGTGTTGGTGTAACTGTTACAACAGGGACCTCCACAATAGTTGGAACAGCAACTACCTTTAGTTTTTACGAAAATTCAAATTATATTCAAGTTCCAGACTCTGTTATTGGAGTTGAAAAAATATTTAAGTTTGATACTAGTAGCATTTCTGGAGGAATGTTTAGTATTAAGTATCAACTGTTTCTGAATGATTTGTATTACTTCAACTCTGTTGAGTTGTTGCAATATGCGATGACTAAGACTTATCTTGAGGATATTGATTTTTTACTTACCCCAGATAAGCAAGTAAGATTTAATAAGAGACAAGATAGATTATATTTGGATATTGACTGGGGATCTCAAACTGCAGGAGAGTTTATTATTCTTGAATGTTATAGGGCGTTAGATCCAGCATCATTCTCGCAGATTTATAACGATAGTTTCATAAAACCATATCTCACGGCACTAATCAAACGCCAATGGGGAAGAAACTTAAGTAAGTTCAGAGGGGTAAAACTCCCCGGCGGTCTTGAAATGAATGGTGATGGCATTCTGCAGCAGGCAGAACAAGAACTGGCAGACATCAAAGCAAGGATGTCCTCAGAGTATGAACTTCCTCCCCTCGACTTTATTGGATAATGGCACTAAATCCGTTCTTTCTTCAAGGGACTGCATCTGAACAAAGATTAGTCCAAGATCTGATAAACGAGCACCTAGCAATGCATGGTGTTGAGGTAACTTATATACCAAGGAAATACGTCAATAAGAAAACTATTATCGAAGAAGTTCAAACTTCAAAATTTGATGATAACTTTGCCATTGAAGCATATGTAAATACTTTTGATGGATATGGTGGTGCTGGCGATATTTTAACTAAGTTTGGAGTCAGTATTCGTGACGAACTGATTCTTACTATCTCAAAAGAAAGATTTGAAGATTTTATTGCCCCATTTATGGCAGGGCAAGATGATGGAACAGATAATTCTATTTTACCAACTCCAACTCGTCCTAGAGAAGGAGATCTTGTATATTTTCCATTAGGTCAAAGATTATTTGAAGTAAAATTTGTTGAGCACGAAGATCCCTTCTATCAGTTGGGTAAAAATTATGTGTATCAACTTAAGTGTGAACTCTTTGAATATGAAGATGAAATCATTGACACAACTATTGAAGCGATTGATACTCAAATTGAAGATGTTGGATTTATCACTCAACTTCAATTAATTGGTATAGGTAGAACTGCCACAGCAACTGCATCTATTCAAGGTACTGTGGTTAGTGGATACATCCAAGAAATTTTCTTAAATAATGATGGTTCTGGATACACATCAGTACCGACTATTGGTATAAGTAGTTCACCAACAGGTCAGGTTGGAGATAACGCAACTGCCGTTGGATTTATCACTACTAAAGGTGGCGTAACAGGTGTTGAAAAGATTTTACTAACAAATGCTGGTGCAGGATATACAGTTGCACCAACGATTACTATTTCTGGTGGTGGAGGAACTGGTGCAGCCGCTACTTGTAGACTTGTTACTTCTGGTCAGGGTGTTATTAAATTCCTTATTACAGATAGTGGTGTTGGATATGGAACTGCACCAACAGTAACAATCGCTGGTCCATCAGCAAGTGGTATTGCACATACTGCTGTTGGTATTGCATCCATTGGGCGTGATGGAAATTCAAACGTTCTTAAAGCAATATATGTTGAAAACGCAGGTAGAGGGTATAGTTCTAATCCACAAGTTACTATTGCAGATCCAGAAACTCTTGCGGGTCTTGGAACATATTTCTTCAATGAAATAGTAATTGGATCTAGATCTGGAACTTATGCAAGAGTTAAGGAATGGGATCAAGATACTAAAATCCTTAAGATTTCTAATGTTGGAATCGGAACAACACAAACAAGATTCCAAAGAGGAGAAAGTATCGTTGGTCAAGAATCTGGCGCATCATATCCAGTTCAAGAATATAGACACGAAGACTTATATGATAAATATACCGAGAATGATGAATTTGAAGTCCAAGCAGACGAGATACTAGACTTCACTGAACGAAATCCATTTGGGACATTTTAATGCTAGGTACATATTATTATCACGAAATTATTAGAAAAACTATCATTGGATTTGGAACACTATTCAATGATATTCACATCCGCCATACTGGCGAAGGTGGAACTAATCACAGTGAAATAAAAGTACCTCTTGCATATGGACCCAGTCAAAAGTTTTTAGCAAGAATCCAACAGCAGGCAGATTTGAACAAGGCAGTTCAAATTACAATGCCAAGAATGTCATTTGAAATGACAAATATCAGTTATGATGCAACCAGAAAATCAAGTTTAGTTCAAACATTTAAAGCTTGTTCTGATGGAAGCAAGGCAAAGAAAGTGTTTATGCCTGTTCCATATAATATTGGATTTGAACTGAATATTCTTTCAAAACTGAATGATGATTCTCTTCAGATTTTGGAACAGATCTTACCATATTTTCAACCACATTTCAATTTAACAATTGATTTAGTTGATTCAATCGGTGAAAAAAGAGATATTCCAATTATTTTAGAGAGTATTGGTTTCCAAGATGATTATGAAGGAAACTTCGATACAAGGCGTGCTTTGATACATACATTACAGTTCACAGCAAAAACTTATCTCTTCGGTCCTGTTGCAGACAGCAGCGATGGTCTCATTCGTAAGGTTCAGGTTGATATGTACACCAGTACAGATGTCAAGACTGCTAAGAGAGAA